TCATCTAGTTTTGGTTTATTTACATCTGTAACATGAATATCTAGTTCTTCTTTTTTTTCAGCATTGAAATCATTCAAACTAGGTTTAGAGTTGTTTTCTACATACTCATCTAGTTTTGGTTTATTTACATCTGTAACATGAATATCTAGTTCTTCTTTTTTTTCAGCATTGAAATCATTCAAACTAGGTTTAGAGTTGTTTTCTACATACTCATCTAGTTTTGGTTTATTTATATCTGCAACATGAATATCTAGTTCTTCTATCTTAGTACTTTCATGAATGTTTAATTCATCTTTTTTTGTATCTGTATGAGTTGTAATCTCACTTACTTTTTTATCTTTGTAAGAATCTAGTTCATCTTTTTTTACAGCATTGAAATTGTTGAGTTCACTCTTTTTAAAAGTAACAAACTCATCAATAGCCTCAACTTTATCTTTAATAATAGCTTTTATGTAACTATATTTTTTATCTACACTATCAGCAAAATCCTCTACGGCTCTTAAATATCTGTGGGTTCTGTTTTTAGAAGCATTCACATTATCAACAATTCCAGCCGTGTGTTGATTTAATTCACTTACTTTCTCATCTTTATAAGTATTTAATTCATCTTTTTTTGTATCTGTATGAGTTGTAATCTCAATTACTTTCTCATCTTTGTAAGTGTTTAATTCATCTTTTTTTGTATCTGTATGAGTTGTAATCTCAATTACTTTCTCATCTTTGTAAGTGTTTAATTCATCTTTTTTTGTATCTGTATGAGTTGTTATCTCAATTACTTTCTCATCTTTGTAAGTGTTTAATTCATCTTTTTTTGTATCTGTATGAGTTGTTATCTCAATTACTTTCTCATCTTTGTAAGTGTTTAATTCATCTTTTTTTGTATCTGTATGAGTTGTTATCTCAATTACTTTCTCATCTTTGTGAGTGTTTAATTCATTAAATGTCTCAATCACTTCTTTATCAAAATTATCAATATTATTATTGATTTTAGATATTTTTGAATTTTCTCCAGCATTTATATCTTCTGCTAAGATATTTACATTTTCTATAAAACTCATTTTTCAATATCCTTTATTTTTGCTAAACTATTATCAATCATTTGGATTACATCTATCGTGCTATCTGTATCTATAATCTCATCTGCATAATATTCATAAAGTTTTATCACATCTTTTTGTGTATCACTAAAATACGGATTTTCCCCCGTGAAATAAAGGTTTATTTTTTTCACAAAATCACTATCTAGTTCTTTTGTATATTTATCTATCACTTCAGATACACACCCAATTCTCAAAAGAGATAATAAATCGTGAGGGATGTTGTTTTTAGATATGGGTACATTAAATGTGAACGAAAGATTATTTGCTAAAGTTATTTGATACGATGAAATAGAATCTATATGTTCATTTTCTAAAATATCTATTTCAAAAGTTTCAGAACTAAGAGTGATTTTTTCATCTAGCATATAGCCAGAATTACTCAAAAGTAAGTTACCGACACTATTAACAAGCGTAATATCAATCGTGTCACCAACATTTAAACCAAGCTTTTCAATCACTAATGTAACGTTTCTCATAATGCACCTTTAATTATGAGAAATAGTAGCTATATATTTTATTCTAGCTAGTGTGTTTAGATGCTAAGTTTATATTCTCCATGATTTTTTACCACGATTACGAGGGTTAGAGTTGTCAGCAATTTTTACAGTAGTGTTCTTTTTCTTTACTTTTGGTTTTATAAAGTCGTTGATAACAACATTTGCAATCGTTTCCATACAATCATCCTCTTTGGAATCTTTTTCCGGATGAAAACCTTTATACTCTTTTTTTACCTGCTCTTGACCAGTTCCACCTATAACAAATCTTATTTGATGTTGTTTGAGATACGTGTCGATACTATCTTGTATTTTTAAGTTTTTGGATATAGATGTTTTTGGATTAAACAGAGTGATTTTATTTGTAATAATTGCTTTTCCATCAGTTTTTCTTTGAGCATTTACCTCTTTTATCTTGTTTACTAAATTTTGCTCTGTTAAAATACCACCACCAGAACTTTCCATAAATACAGGAACACGAGGATTGTCTATCATTACTGTGATTATATGATCAACAAACTCATCGTTAGTCCATTTTCCAAACCAAGTTCCATAAACGTTAAATAGTTCAATCTTTTTATCACTTAAAGATGAACCTATTAAGCTTATGGCTCTATTATCAGAAGTTTCTTTTATACTTTGTGCAGGGTCAATACTTATACATCTGTTATCTTCACTGAGTTCCCAAGTTGCAACATAAGTAAAATCATCGTCAATCACATAACCCGTCTCTATCGTTCTAGGGTCTTGCATATATTGCGAATACCAATCCTCTTTCATAACTTTCTTTTGTCTCTCTAGTGCTGAAGCATCTTCAAAGTGTGGATTGAGTGGTTCATAAGCTTCCCTTTTGTAATAATAATCAAAAAACTCATATATCTTAGGTTTATTCTCTATCCCTGTAAGGTTAATATGCGTCCAAATATCTTGTTCCTCTTCAAGCAAGTACCCAACTAAATCATCTTCGTGTAATCTTTGCATAATTACAATGATGGCTGAGTTAGGGTCATCTTTTCTAAGTCTTGAAGTGATAGAACCTTTATAAAAGTTTTTAACCAAATCACGAGTAGCCTTAGAGTTCTTCTCAATAGCTTTCATAGGGTCATCTATTATCACAATATTCCCGTGAAAACCAGTAATACCACCACCAACAGTTGTAGAAAACATACCACCTTTACTTTCCAAGTACCACTCTTTATCTGCTTTTTTTCTACCAAGTGCCATATTTGGAAATACTTTTTTATAAGTGTTTGATGTGATTATCTCTTTTACTTCAGCAGGGGTTTTTGTAGCTAAATCGTCACTGTATGAGGTGTATATAACTTTCTTTTTTGGAGAATTACCCAAAAACCATGATACGAATAGTCTTACTGCAAACTCTGTTTTACCGTAAGCGGGAGGAATGTTTATGATAAGTCTTGTCACTTCACCACTTGCTACTTTCATAAGAGCCTTGCATAAAAGCTCGTGATACCATGATTCTAAAAGAGGAGTTTCATACTCCTCATCAAAGATATATCTTCCATAGCTAAGTAAATCTTTTCGTGCCATCGCAAGACGTATGGGTTCAGCTCTTTTTTTAGCTAATGCTTTTTCAACATCTGTCATTTAAAATGGCATCTCATCAGCTTCATCTTGTGATATATTTTCATAACTATCATTAGAACTGTTATCTGTAGGTACTGCTGTTTGATTTGTTTGGTTTGAAGTGTTATTCATATTTCTATATGGTTCAGCCACAACATTATAAAGATGATTGGCATCTATCTTTTTATCATCATCGACACTAAATAGAGTAAAATAGATAGAGTGCTTAGATAAAAAGGGGTCAAATATTCTAGCTTTTTTATAAGCTAAACCATTTTCACTTACACTGTTTCTAACACTACCAACTATAACCGATGGCAAACTCTCCCCTCTAGCTGAAGTGTTGTACCAAATGTTATAATCTGGATAATCCTCTTTACCTTGAGTTATATTTTCATTTACTACACCATCGGGATATTTCATCTTATTTACTGCGATAGTAAACTTTTTTCTTGTTGTAATAGTGCGAATGTCTAGTATGATAAGAGGATATTTTTTCCTATCTTTTGTATAACTATCGCTATATACTCTTCCTATTTGAGCCATTTCAGTCCTTTTTTTATTTGATTTTCCCGTGGGAAATTTTATGTATGTACAATGCTATTTTAAAATACTGGCATATCAAGAGTATCTTGATTGCCTATTTTTTTATCTTTTGGTGTCTCTTCATAAATAGTTTCAAAGCCTTTGATAGGTGGCTTTCTGTATTTATCTAGTGCCTTACCAGCATTACCATGCTCATCTATCTCCACTCTATAAAAATCACTTGTTTGAGGTACAAACATAAGATGTTGGATAGGATGTTTATGAGTATCTTTATTTTTATTCCAAATTACAGTTCTCATCTCATCATCTGTCTCCTTAGGTTTTGTTTTTGCTAAGTGAAACCACACATACGCTTCGTGGTCGGCATTCATGCTTCCTTTTACAGATATAATACTTGACTTTAAATCCTCTTTAGAGCTTTGAACTACGATAATAATAGGAATTTTTAACTCTTTAGTGAGCTTTCCAAACTTAGAAAACATCTCTGATATACGTCTCTCATCTGTTTTTAGGTCGGGATTATTATTTGTCATTCTCATCATAGAATCTAGCACTACGATTTTGATGCCATGGAGTTTATGTTGTAATTTAATCTCTGCAATGATTGCATCAGTCTCATAAATATCATCAAAAGTAAAAATATTCTCTATATTTCCATCAAATAGATTCTCATCTTGCATATCTTCAACATTTTCATCATATAAATCCTGCCCAAACTCCATACTTCCAAACATAACAGGATGTTCTTTAGATACATTTTCAAGAAGTCTAGTAAGTATAAATGTTTTACCACTCTGTTTTTTGCCACTCACAAAAACTAAGCCCTCATTTCTAATACCCTTGTTCCCATGCTTATCTGTAAGAACCGTATCTATAAATGGTATCTCTGTTTTTATTCTTTGTGCTGGTGGCTGTGTTTTTCGCATAGCTCTTACCTCACTCAATCTCTTCGTAGATGAGCCTTTACTTAGAGTAGAGTTATCATCTATTGAGTTTTGAATCATCTGTGATATAGCATCTGCTGGTATATTTTCATCTTGTAGCATTTTTGATATTGCGCCATTTAGGATATGTAGCATCTTTTTGTGATATAACTCTTTTAAATAGTTGATATGCTCTAAAAGAATATTTTGAGGTATCTGCTTTTGAGTTAATATATTCAGTACAACTTGCTCAGGATTTTTAACAGATACTTTTTGTAGATGAGCAACCATCGTACTCTCATCAAATGCGATGTTAGACTTATAACAAATATTCATAACATCAAAAAGCTCTTTATGAGCTTCATCTTCAAACCAATCATTGCTGATACCAGTAGTAAACACCGCATCAAGATTTATAGCATCGTACTCATTTGCACTTAAAATAGATGCAAGAACTAGAACTCTTATATTTTCAACATTTATCATATTAAACTCCTACAACTTCAACACTATGGTTTTCTATCCACTCGTGTATTTTTTCTCGTGAATAGATAACAAATCCACCTAACTTTGAAAATGGTATATATCTATTTTTACGATATTTTGCTTGTGTACTTTCAGCAATTCCAAATTCCATTCTTAACTCTTTTGGATTTAGATATTTTTTTTCACTCATTAATAAAATCCTATCTTGATGTCACCGAGAAGCTTACAAGTGACCATATCACTTGAATCTTCTAGTTTTGCCATAAACGCTTGATAGTTTTCAAACAAAAAAATAAACTCTTTATCTAGTTTTACAAACTGTAAGTTATTAAGCACTAAATATTCAAAAAACACTGCTGATGTTTTTTGCATAAAAGAAATTCTATTTTTGATTAGTCTTTTTTCTATTGAAGTTATCTCTGCTAGTTCACATAGTTGAACATAGTCATCAAGTCGTGTTACTAAAGCTTTTGCAGTATCACATAAAACATCATATTTAATGTAAGAGATACGTCTCATTACGACAACATCATTTGGATAAAGTTTTTTTAACTCTTTTGAGTTGTATTTTATACCTGCTATTGTGTCAAGTTCTCTCAATAATACAAGTCCATTTAAAATTCGTAGCATTTTTATAGCTCTTGGTTATCTAGGTTATTTGGATTACTACTCTTTTTCACTTTATTCTTATTAAACTCTTTGTGCTTACGAATCCAACTTCCAAATGCTCTTATGTAATTTGTAAACTTAGTCCCTTTTGAACCGTGATAATCAATAAACTTATCAAACTCTTCAAGAGGTATCGTATCTTTTTCACATAGAGCTATACAATGAGTTCTAAGTAGCTTGAAGTATTCAGGTTTTAAGTCTGAAACTCTTGTAAGCTTACTCAATTCAAAGAGTGGTTTTTTTCTGATTTTATTTTTTGAAAGAGGAGTATCACTTCCTCCAGTAGCACCATTTCTAGTGATATAAGAGATACCTTTATCTGTGAACGTATAGGCTGGTAGCATATTGTTACCATTGTATTTTATTAGGTCTGCCTCTTTGAGTTCTGAAATAGCTCGACTTAGAGTTCTTTTGCTTGTAATGAAAAGAGGAACTTGCTCCAGAAGCATTTTGTGATACAAAACTGTATATCTCTCATCTCCAACATAAGTGATGTCTATATATTTAAGTGCCATTAATTGCTTCATAGCTTCAAAAACTAAAGTAGCATTTCCACTTATCTCTTCTTTACGACCCATCTCTTGATTGATGTATAAGCTAAATAACATTAGTTACTGCTCCATTCTTTAGATTTAATAGCTGGTGCAATGATTAATTCCCCTTGAATCCAAATACTTGCAATAAGTTCTTTTTTTGTTAATCTATCTATAAGTTTCAAAATCTTTTTTTCAGATTTAAAAAATGGATACTTTTGTAATAAAGACTCTGTATCAACAACAAATGAGTTTCCTGTATCTTCTCCAAAATTATAGTTACTATGTTTTTCCCCTGTGAAAAAAATATCTTTATTATCTAAAAAAAACATCTCACTAATTCCAAGTTCCCACTCTATGGCTTTATCGTAGTTAAACATTTTCGCCACTATTTGTTTTTTTGTTTTCTGATTTTACATGAACTGTTAAAGAGTCAAGATAAGCATTTACTTGTTCAGCTGTAAAAAGTGTCTGATGTCCAATTTTAATATGTCCAATCTTTTTAGCTTTTATGGCTCTATCTAAAACAAGTGGTGTAACTTTTATGATTCTAAGTAAACTATCTCTAGTCATAGGGATTTCAAATTTTTCAACCATTGGTTCGATTTGCATGATAAGTTCCTTATTTAGGCTATTTGAGTATAATAATATATACTGATAATGATATTTTAGTGCAAAACGAAACTTTTGTCAATAATTAGGAGTACAAAATGAATAATTATAAAGAAATTATGGAAAGATTGAAACTTTATTTTGAAGTATCAACTTATGTTAAAGTTGCTGAAAAGCTTGATATAAGCTATGACACCGTTAAGAGTTGGAGTAGTAGAAAAAAGGTTGTTATAGAGACTTTACTAGAGCATTTAACTGATGAGCCTATAAATATTACTTGGTTATTAACTGGTAAGGGGACTATGCGACTTTCAGAATCAGAAATATTACTAAATGATATTTCAAAAATAGAGAGTGCTTTTAATAGTTCTATTGATCCAATGCTTCTAAACAAGATTGGTGAGAGTGAAAAATTACAAGAGTTGATTGGTTTATTAGAATTCTCAACTGATGAGTTTTTAGAACAAGTAATTCTAAGGTTAAAAGAGTTTAAGAATCTCTCTAATATTTAGAAGAAAAAAGAGTAGCTCTTTTCTTTTATTCTTAAAAGAAAAGGTATTATATATATAGAAGCCATTTTTGCCTCACTAGATTTAAAGTTAGTAACGACAAAATTACCTCACTAGATTGGTATTTTAGAGATATAAAATCATGCTAAAAATCGCCACCATTTGATTTTTTTTTAGCTACTTTTGACTTTATTTGATATATTTATAGTGCATATATCGCATATATAGTACAGAGAAGTAAAGGGTTGGGGAATTACCCCTCCCTGCTTGTTACGAGAACGTAAAAGCAGAAAAATAGAGAGGGCTGATAGTTTGTATGGATGCAGATATATGTGATAAATATCCTAACCTTAACCCAAATAGCCTCAAAAATAGCTCCGAACCTTAAACACACCACTAAACTTAAAGAAACCCACTCGAAACTTAAAAAAAAGGTATTAAAATATCTAAATTAATACCTTTTGAACATTTCAAACAAAATCACTAGAGACCATAATCAAATCCGAAATTTCCGAAAATCCTCACAAAAGTAAAACCACTCTGTAAATCCCTCCGATAAAGTGATTGATTTAGATAAGTTTCAATTAAAATCAAGTTCAAAAAGGTAAACCTCGACCTATCTAACTAATAGCTATCATCATTCAAGTTAAAATCTTTATGCAAATCGGAAATACCGAAATAATGAAAAAAAATTTTCAAATAGTGGCGATTTTTGAGGTGCTTATGAAAGCGTCACGTCTCGGGGTTTGAATTTTTCTTTGGTTGTTTTGTGGCTATTTGTGGTGTTTCATTGTCTGAGGGAGACTCTGTGAGGGCTTTTCTTTGTGTTGGGTGTGTATTTGTATAGGTTAGGTGTTTTGTAGAGAGATATATTCCCATCTGTGTCAATATTTTGGTGATGAAGAGGAGTAGGATTTTATTCGCTCCTGTAAATATAGGAACGAATAAACACAGTAACAGAGGGTAGTTAATCCTCTGTTATAAGGTTACTTGTATATAGCTAATACTAAATACAAGAATGCAATAATTAAATAAATTATTGTATGTAGGTCAAACATATCAACATCCTTAGATGAGATACCACCCCACAACCTGACTACCTAACAAAAAAAAAGCCCAGCTACTAAAACAGTAACTGAGCTTAAAACAGGGTAACTAACCCTTAAATATGCGACCTACATATAGAAAAGAAACCCTTTTCGTATGCAGATTATATACAAAAAGGTATTAATTTAGTATAAAGTTATCTGAGCATTCCCATCAAGGACGATGGGAGTGAGAGAAAATTAGTGATGTTTTAGGTGCTGATTTGGAATTTTTTTTACTATGAAAATAGCAACAGAAGCTAATAATATTATCATCCCCATTAATTGAAGTTCAATCATCTTGTTTTTCTCCTTTTTTAATGCACCTTAGCAGATGGTATTTTTTTAACAACTATAAAAGCGATAGTTGCAATGATTGCAACGATTATTCCAAATTCTAACATTTTTTATCCTTTATTTATTGCAGTATAACCAGTTGCATAAAGCATAGCAACGGCATACAGAGATAATATAACACCTATTATACTAAAATCATCTTTTTGTAGATATGTGTTAAACAAAAATAATACTAAAATAAGATTAGCTAAAGTTAAAAAAGATTTACCAACCTCTTTTAAACCATCATTTTTAGTTGTATTTTTTTCATTCACTTTTAACTCCTTTAACGATGATTTTTTTCTTGAGTGATATTAGCAGAAGAATAAGCTAAATTTACAAAAGTAATCATTACAAGAAAAATCATTATTGATATATTATAGTCATTTGAATAAGCATAATGCAAAATACCTAGAGACCATAAAGTTCCTAATATTCCAGATAGAGAAGCAACGTCGTATAATTTGTCAAATTTTGAGTTAATTTTATTCTTGTCGTCTATTATTTTATAATATTTTTCAGGTTCTATATATAAATTATATTTTTTCAAAATATTAATTGAATTGTTAATCTCTTCTTTTTCAAAATCTTCATATACTAAAGTGCTTACTGATTCATCTAAGGCATTCCCATCATCATCAAAAACTATTAACTCTTCCCTCACCCCTCAACCCCCTTAACAGCCTCTTGCACTTCCACAAGCTTCTTAATCTTCTCTATATCTAAATTATTATTCTCACAAAAAACACCAATTTTTACAAAGTTTAATAATTTTGGAAATCTTTGTTTCCATTGTTTAATTGTATGTTCACTCTTATCTATTTTTTCAGAAATTTCTTTATATGTAATATTTGTTTTCATAAATTTATTATATCAAATTAGGTCAGTAATATACAAATAATTAAAAAAAGCATTATATTGACTCCTTTTTTAATATGTTTTTAAGTAATTCTATATCATACTTCCAACTGTAAAGGTAGTCAATAGACTACTTTTAGTAAAGGAAAATAAATGCAAGATTTATTACAAATCATAGACAACGAACCAAGAGTTAGCCATAAAATAGTGGCTCAAAATATAGATATAGAACTAATCTCTATAAAAAAGATGATAGATAAAAATATATCTCATTTTACAGAGTTTGGACTCGTGTCATTTAAAATGACAACTGTCAAAAACTCTGCTGGGGCAGTAAATGAAACAAAAACTTACTACCTAAACGAACCCCAAGCAACATTCTTAATGACATTGCTTAGAAATAAGCCAATCGTAGTTGAGTTTAAAAAGAAACTTGTAAAAGCTTTCTATGCGATGAAAGAGGAGTCTAATAAAACAGATTCATATATAGGTACAGACCATATCACTCTCATATCAGAGATGGTAGTGAACTTTATGTCTAATATCCAAACTCAAAACATTGAGATGCAAAAACAACAAAACAAGATTTTAGATGCAGTAGTTGCAAACTCAAATGCTATCGTAGAACTAGCATCAGCAATAAATGAAAATGCTAGATATACAAGAATGGCAGCATTTGAGACAGCTATGAATGTTTATAGTATCGACCAAACACTTAATCTAAAAAATATAGATGACACTCTCTCTAAAAGTATGATGGATGATTTGAAAAAACTTATAACATCAGTGTCAAAAACACTTTGTATGAAACATGATATTTCATTAGCAGATATGCAAAGACTTGTGTATGGAAAGTTAAACACAAAGTTTGGGGTATCAACTTACTATAAGATTGAATATCTTGACTTTCAAAAAGCGATGTACTTTGTTCATAATATGAAACTCAGTGGTAAAACCGTTGAATCTACATTTGAACCAATTATAAACCTCGACTAAGGTGTTCCCACAAAATGTGGGAGCAAATGGAAAGCTAGAGCAAGAAAACCCCCCTGTCATAACGTAAAATAGTTGATTGTTGTGTACCTTTAAATGCACTCTTTGAGCAAAAAAATATAAATACAATTCCACAAGTGAATTAATTTTCATACAAAATCTAAGGAGCAGAAATGCCACAATTAATAGTTATAGAAAAAAAAGTTATAGGTGCTGAAGAAGTAAATTCAGTTAATGCGAGAGATTTACATTTAAAGATTGAGAGTAAACAACAATTTGGAGACTGGATAAAGAACCGTATTGAAAAATATGGATTTATTGAGGGTGAAGATTTTAGTTTGCTTCATAACTCTATGAAGCAAACTTCTGGAAGTGGTGGACATAACAAAACTGACTATATTTTAACTTTAGATATGGCAAAAGAATTATCTATGGTAGAAAATACACCAAAAGGTAAAGAGACTAGAAAGTATTTTATCGCAGTAGAAAAATCATACAAACAAGAGCTAATCACTCAAACTCAAAACTTTTCCCCCGTTCTATTAGAATCTATCATCGCAGAACAAAAAGCTCAAAGAGATGGTTTAGAGATTGTTATCAAGATGCTACACGATAAAGAACAGAGAGAGATACAACTTCACAATGCAAAAGTAGATGGGTATAAAAAAACTCTAACAGCCGACCAAATAGATAAACTAAACTCAGCTATTGCAATGTCAGCTAGACCAGTAGCAACATTAAGAAAGATAGGTTTACCTCATGCAAAGAAGATTTTATACGCAACACTTAACAATGCGATGGATGCGAAGTCATATCATCATATCTTATCACACAAGTTCAATGAAGCTATGGCATTTATAAGAGAAGCAGGGAACCAATCAGAGGCAAAGTTAAACGATATAAATAAATCTTTAGATGATGAGATGCTTAATGAAAATGATGAGTTTTATGATGAGGAGGCAGAAGAGGAGTATTAGGGAGACAAGGGAAAATCCCCTTATTTATTTTCCACCGAATCAAACACCTCCTTAACCTCTATCATCTTAGAGAGTTGTTCTTGATTGATGTCGTTTTTTTTGCAGATTGCACCGAGCTTACAAAGTTCAAGTAGTTCTTGATGTCTTGAACTCCAACCATTTATGGTACTTACCTGTTTATTTAGGTAATTTGCTATATCACTATTTGTTACTTTTTTCATAAAGAAATTATAACAAATTATGTCATTAGCCAAACTTAAAAGTATTAACCTTGCTATATAGCAAAATATATTAATATGTTTTTAAGTTGGTATATGTCAAACTTTTAAAATCTAAACTTGCTTATTGCCAAGTTAAGTGTAAAGTAATCTAAGGAGCAGAAATGCCACAATTAATAGTTATAGAAAAAAAAGTTATAGGTGCTGAAGAAGTTAATTCAGTTAATGCGAGAGATATACATGAAGAACTTGAAGTTGGAACAGATTTTAGTCATTGGATTAAAAGAGCAATCAAGAAATATGATTTCTTAGAAAATGTGGATTATATGACGATTGTCAAAAAAGACGGTCGTCAAACTTTAAAAGAATACATCGTAACACTAGAGATGGCAAAAGAACTTTCTATGCTTGAGAACAATGCTAAAGGTAAAGAGACTAGAAAGTATTTTATCGCTATGGAGAAAAAAGCTCTTAGTCCTTATGCAGGTGACTTAGTTCCAGAGATGCTAGTAAATTTTATGCACAATATCCAAACTCAAAACATTGAGATCCAAAAACAACAAAATAAGATTTTAGATGCAGTAGTTGCAAACTCAAATGCTATCGTAGAACTAGCATCAGCAATAAATGAAAATGCTAGATATACAAGAATGGCAGCATTTGAGACAGCTATGAATGTTTATAGTATCGACC